ACGGCAGAGGTGGCATATGAAGCGAGTTAGGGCAACGAAGAAGCAGTTGTTGGCAGAGATTCTGAATTTGCAGGCGCGGCTGGCTGACCCGGAAGGGGAGATACAGCGAGGCGTAGCTGCGCTTTATCGGCGTGATTTGCGAGAGCGGGAGATGGAGCACCATGCGTCCTGGGACGCGGAAGTGGTGGTGCATAAGATGGCGGCTGCGCGGTGGATGCGTTCCTGCGTGCTTGATTTGGTAACGGATGAAGCGGTGCGTACTGCGATTGAGGCGCTGCCGTTGGTGCCGTCTGATGGCTGAGTTGATTTTTCAAGATTTGGATTGGCAGCGGACAGACCCGAGCGGGCCTGACTGCGGAGAGCGGTACGTGGCTTTTACGCAGACGTGGTGTTGTTGGCTGGAGTTTGACAAGACAACTGGGGCGTGGCGGTGGGGCGTGAGCAGTTACGGCGACAACGTGGCAAAGACATTGGAAGAGGCTAAGCGGCGGGTAGACGGTCAGGTGATGATATGAAGCCGTGCGACACGCCGTTGTGCAAGAACCAGGTGGTGCGGGCTGCGCTGTGTAGATGGTGTTACGAGCGGAAGCGGTCGCAAGATCCGGTGCGTCGGGCGACGTTGAAGAAGTGGATGAAGAAGTACTTGAAGAGGCCAGAGGTGCGAGAGGCGCATCGGTTGGCGTGTCAGGCGTATAGGGATGCAGGGAAGGTGGAGCAGGGCGAGTGCGTGTACTGCGGGGGAGCAACGAACGACAAGCGGGCGAAGAGGTGTTGGCGCTGTTATCGGGCGCGGGTGCTGCCGGTGGCGAGTAGGCGTGGGTTGGAGGCGATTCACGGGAGGCCGGTATGAGGGACGAGTTGCTGGCGCTGAAGGCGCGGCTGGAGCAGTTGCGCTGGGAAGGGAAGACGGACGAGGACATCGACGCCGCGTACTGGACGGTAGATCGGGCGCTTGAGGGGCGCGGGTGGGGGACACCTACGGCGGCGTTGTCGTACGGTCGTGAGGTGGTGGGGCGGTACGACCAGGCTGCGCGAAGGAAGATTGAGTTGCAGACGCGAGCGCTGACGAAGGAGGAGCACGACGCGCTGTTGGCGTCGGATGCGCCGAAGTCGGTGTCGCGGGAAGACTATGAGCGGATGATGCGGGAGGCGCAGGAGTGACCAAGGAAGAACTCGACCGTTTGATCGCCAAGATGACGCCGACTGAGAAGTCGGAGTTTTTTGCCTTGATCGCGGCTGAGAAGAAAGAGCCGGTGTTCAAGGACGTGGCGTTTAAGGCGCAGACGGCGTTCTTGGAAGATCCGGCTCGCATGAAGGTGGTGCTGTGTACGCGCCGCTCGGGCAAGTCGTATGGCGCTGGCTTGATGCTAATGCGGGATGCGTATGAGACACCCAACGTGTCGTGCTTGTACGTGGCGCTGACGCGGGCGTCTGCCAAGCGGATCATGTGGAAGGACGTGCTGAAGACGATTGACCGTGAGCAGGCGCTTGGGTGCCGGTTCAACGAGACTGAGTTGTCGGTGACGCTGCCCAACGGGAGCATGATTTACCTGCTGGGCATGGACGCGGACGAGCAGGAAAAGGACAAGGCGCTCGGTCAGAAGTTCAAGAGCGTGGTGATCGATGAGGCTGCGTCCTACGGCGTGGACTTGCATGAGATGGTGTACGGCATTTTGAAGCCGGCGACGGCTGACTATCGCGGCACGATTGCGATGATCGGAACTCCCGGCAACATGAAGCGCGGGTTGTTTTACGACCTGACGAAGGGCCAAGTGCCGGGGGAGTCGGGTCGCTGGGAGAAGATGGGCTGGAGCGGCCATCGCTGGACGGCGTTCGACAATCCGCATATGGCGGACAAGTGGAAGGCAGAGATTGAGGACTTGAAGTTGGCGAACCCGCTGATCGAGGAAACGCCGCTGTTTCAGCAGCACTACTTGGGCAAGTGGGTGATCGACGACAGCAACCTTGTGTACCGTTTTGACTACGAGAAGAACACGTTTGACGAGTTGCCGGCGATCACCAAGAAGGGGCGCTGGCACTATGTGCTGGGCATTGACCTTGGGTTCAACGACCCGACTGCGTGGGTGGTGTGCGCGTATCACGACAGCGACCGGACCCTGTACGTGCTCGGGGCGCACAAGAAGGACAAGTGCGACATCACCGAGGTCGCGGACCAAACGCGCAAGTTGATGGGACGCTTTGACTTTGATCGGATCGTGATCGACAACGCCAACAAGCAGGCGGTTGAGGAGATGCGGCGTCGGCATGACATCCCGCTTGTGGGCGCAGAGAAGGCGGGCAAGGCTGACTTTATGGAACTGATGAACGGCGACTTTGTGAGTGCGCGGATCAAGTTGCACAAGAAGGCGGCTGCGCCGTTGATTGACGAGTACTCGCAACTGATCTGGGACGACCGGAGCCAGAGGCGCGAAGAGCATCCTGGGTGTGCCAACCACGCTTGTTTTGTGGACGGCACTTTGGTGACAACCGCACGCGGCGATGTGCCGATTGAAACGGTCAACGATCAAGATTGGGTGCTGACCAGAGATGGCTGGCAACCTGTTGATTGGTGTGCGCCCACGGGAGTGAAGCCGGTTTACAGGCTTGATTTTACTGACGGCAGATCGTTGACCGGGACGGCTGATCATCCTGTTTGGACAGAGCACGGGTGGAAGCAATTGATTGACTTGACCGCAACAGACGTATTTGTTACGTCAGTTGCACCATGCGAAAAGAATACACCAAAGGCAAGGCTGAAACCGTGGAGTGGAACGGGCTTGTTTGGCGAAGGTGGCCTGAGTCCACAAGGCGCAGTGATCGCGTCTACTTCAAGAACCACACGACATGGCTACACCGAGCCGTTTGGGAGCATCACAACGGACCCGTACCCAAGGGGTTCCATGTTCACCACAGGGACGGCAACACTCTTAACAACGACATCTCCAATCTGGAATGCGTTGTATCCCGCGAGCACCATCGGCACCATCACGCAACCGCTAGCGATGATGTTAAGGCCAAGCGTCGAGCAGGGATTGCCAAGGCGCAGTTGGCAGCGCCTAAGTGGCACGCTTCTCCAGAAGGCCGTGAGTGGCATCGACAACACGCTAAAGCGGTTGCGGCAAATCGCCCAGACGTGGTGGTTCAATGCGAGGTCTGCGGCATTGAGTTCAAGGCCAAGCATTCAACGCGCCGAGTTTGCGGTGGAACGTGTTACGCCAGACGGCACCGCGCGCGTTTGGGCGCTAAGAGTCTCTGGAAAGCCTGAGTATTTTGCTAACGGCGTGTTGGTGCACAACTGTGACGCGGCGTTGTACGCATGGCGGCACTGCTACGCCTACCTATCGGACATGAGGCAGGACAACGGGCTGCGTTACGGCAAGAGCGAAGATGAGTGGATGTTGATGCAGGAGGAGCAAGAGTTGGAGCGACTGCTGCAAGAGAAGCGGAACATGGAAGCGGAGATTGAGTTGTACGGCGACCCGCTGGATCAACTGAACTAAGCGTCTTGATTGTCAAGCAGTAGTCTTATACCGTCGCCGCGATTGGAGGCCGTTGTGGATCAGCACCAGGTCGAGAAGTGGGTGGGGTTCATGCGCGAGCATGGGCTGAAGCGACTTGCGATCAGCGGCCTTGAGGTTGAACTCGGCGCACCTCCATCGTCCCACTCAGCAAAAGAAGCCCCAGTGGCAACGCAGGGAGTGTTTGAAGGCGGCGCCGAGTCTTTTTGTGGTTGCGGTCACCAGTGGATTGACCACAGTGATGCAGGGTGCTTGATGGGTTGCTCGCACGGTCTTTGCGTGAAGCAGGAGGCGCTGGGTGAGTGACGACATCAAGCACGACGACGCAGCAATGACGGACGAGGAGCAGGCGCGGGTCAACTCTCGGGAGCATCTCTGGCGTGCTGCGATGTGGGCGGGATTTGCTCACGCAGAGGAAGTGGTAGCGGCGCTGAAGGCTGGACAGCGCCCGTGGTTCAACGAGCTTGCGCCACTGAACGTCAACGAGCGCGTGTTTGTGATGACCCAGATCTGCAAGTACTTCTTCCCCGAGATGACCGGCGAGAACGAGATCAAGGCCGTCAAGATGCTCGGCAAGTTGTACGGTGTGAAGCGCACGACGCGCATGGAGCGACGCTATGCCCATTGAATTTCGGGATTTTACGATTGGCGGCGAGCGTTCTGGCGTGCCGGACAAGTTGCCGGACAACAAGGAGCGTCGTTGGTGGATGCTGAAGGGTTCCGACGCTGCTGACGTGATCAGCGGGACGCTGAACCTGATCCGCGACGCGCAGTCGTTCCGGGCCACGCAGTGGATCGTGAGCGCGCGTCTGTACGGCAACCTGGCGCCGACGACGCTTGCGGGCGTGTCGTTCAGCAAGCTTGCAGCGCAGCAGCCGGCGCTGCGTGACCGCATCTCGTACAACCTTGTGCAGAGCGTTGTGGATACGGTGTGCGCGAAGATCACGCGCAACCGTCCCAAGCCGCTGTTCCTCACGTCTGGTGGCGACTACAAGAAGCAGCGTGAAGCCAAGAAGATGAACGCCTTCCTCGACGGCGTGTTCTACGAGAACTCGACGCATGAAATCGGGATGCAGGTGTTCCGTGACGCTGCCGTCTGGGGCGACGGGTTCATCCATGTGTTCGCCAAGGGTGACCGCGTTTGCCATGAGCGCGTGATGTCGAGCGAGATCTTTGTGGACGACGTGGAGTCGCTCTACGGGATTCCCCGGCAGATGCATCGCGTCAAGCAGGTGGACCGTCAGGTGTTGTTCGATATGTTCCCTGACGACGTGGACGTGATTGCTGGAGCCAAGCCCTCGAGGACCGAGGAGGCGGGCCGCAGCATGGTTGCGGACATGATCACCGTGCGCGAGTCGTGGCATCTGCCCAGCGGCCCTGGCGCGGATGACGGTAAGCACTGCATCACGATTGACGGAGCGGTGCTGGGCGAGATGGAGCCTTGGCCGCACTCGTTCTTTCCGTTTGCACGTTGCCAGT